GTAGCACTTGGTTTAGTTTCTACTAAGGCAACTTTAGCCATATAACTTCCTCATTAATTTATCTATTGAAGTTTGAGTTAATGCACCCGGATCGGTATCCTTTAAGTGGATGTTTCGGGCTACGAGACCAACTTTCTCACACATACTCACTACTTGTTCGGCGGCTTTCTGTCCGGCATCGTCACCATCAAAGAAAACATCCACGTACTCGGCACCTTGAACTGCAAGCATGGCGAGCTTTGTTTCATTAAAATTGTTCGTTCCAAAACAGCATACTGCATTAGTCATACCTTTGTCGTGTAGATTCAACATGTCAAACATGCCCTCTACAAGTACAGCGGAACCCTTTATAAATTCCACTATAGGAAAGAAGGGCAGTTTAGCCCCTGGAGGACTAAACTTGTACTTAGGTAAACCATTCGTAGTATGTCTGCCTTGAAACGCGACAATCTTACCAGAAATATCTCGAATTGGGAAATTAATCCGACCCACAAAGTCGTTATCTTGATGCTGAAAAGCTTCAAACTTCTTATATGTTTCGGGCTTAATATCTCTCCAATTACCAAGATACGGTAAACAATTTTGGGGAAAGGACAAACCAACACTCTCTGCACGTTTTTCTGTCAGTTTTTTCTTAAAAAGGTCACGCCGTAATTGTAATTGGTTTGCCCTTTCCCCAAAACGATTATATACATTACCCTTGTAGCCACATGAAAAACACTGGAATATACCAGTGATCTGGTCTATTTTCATACTAGGGTTTTTATCCTCATGTTCAGGATTTAGACATCTTACTACAAAATCCTTACCCTTTGGGATAAATGGTATTTCTTTACTACTTAATAAAGTCTCAACGTCCATAGTCTACCAACGGCTGATTCTGATTAACCATCTTAGGTACACAATATGCTGTAACTTTATACTGTTTATGTTCTATACGATCTGCATAATAATTGCACGTATTTATACTTGCAAAGTACATATTTTGAGTACCCTGCTCTTCTCCATCTACTATTACCATCAATAAAAATACTAACATTCTCATATATCGTTAATATCCTCTCCAGTCTTTTGGTCATTATCTTCTCTTTCTTTAGGTGATAAAGCGGTGTCCGGCCCTATCTTTAAAGTCTCCCAGTCCATAGTAGAGGTAAACGAACGCATAGAAGCAGAGCGCATTTTGACACAGTTAAATGTCATGCAGGCATCTTCCTGATCCCAGGTCTCTAAGCTATATGCAGCGTCAGCTGCGTCTAGTATGCCTTTAGCGAAACGCGCTTCGCCACTAGCGTCCGTTTGATATGGCGAGAATACTGGGGTTTCGTATTCCTGTGCCATGCTTTTAAGTGCCTTACTAACTTCTATCTGCTCCGTCCAGTCATACTGCCCTCCCCGAGAGGGCTGTTTAGAACGTTTAACTTGATTGATGTAGTCTACGATAATTACGCCAACGTCCATCTTACTTTTTACTTTTTTATCAAGTTCAGACCGTATTTTCGCTATAGTCAAAGAAGCATCATAAACTACATCAAGCTGCTGAGTTGGGAGAAGCTCGCAACTTGTTTTTAATTTATCATGGAATTGCTCAAAGTCTCGATGTTCTCGATACTCTGCTAATCTTTCTTGACTGTTTTGGTATCTTCCAGCCCACCATTTGGCTACTGCTTCCCATTCGGTTACACTAAGGTTCTTTGTGCGGAGCCGAGAGAAAGGCACGCCGGTAGCAACAGAACAACACCGCTGTAGGATTGATCTGCTGTCCATTTCTATAGTGAAATAAATGGCTGTTTTGCCAGAAGAAAATACGCTATTAGCAATATTGACACACGTGATGGATTTACCTGCCCCTCTACGACCACCGACAAGTATCAAATCTCGGGGGGAGAATGATATTTCGTGATCGTACTCACTATTGAGTCCGAGGGGCAAGTACTTCGCTAAGTCCTCATCTGGTTCGAACAGGGGAATACGTTGCATACTCTCCTGAGGTTGTTCTAATTCAACCTTGTCTTCGACATCCATCACTATTTGGTGTAGATGAGAAACGGATTCCTCTGCATCTTCAAAAGATATAGAGTTATCAACATAATCTTCGAGCTGAGTCAGAATTTCCTTTTGGGTATATTCATTCTTCAAATACTGTAAAAGCATAAATGCATCAGCATCTACTTCTACATTCTCTACTGCATAAAGAAGCTCTTTTGTAGCAGTATCTCGAAGCTCATATTTTAAGTCCTCCACCGTAGGCATCTTATGAAATTTCTCACAGTGTCTGTCTACCTCAGTAAACAATCTGTGGTACTCAGCCGGCAAGTAGTGCTTACGCACTTGTGTCCAAGTCTCGAAGTCTTGTGTCACTAAAACTTGCTTTATAAAAGCACTAGAAATATTCAATTAGATCCCCCGATGATAAAAATATAGCCACAGCACCCCTACCGTGGCTATACCGAAATACTACTTAAGAAGCAGCTTTTTCTTTCTTTGCAGCACCGTCATAGTCTGCGGCTGTCAAACCACGACGTGTCAGCATAGTCTTGACGCCACGAGCAGTCTTGCCGATTTGGTCGGCAATGGCTTCGACTGTCATTCCAGAAACATCTCCGAGGTCAGCCAAAGGATCGTCCTTCGCTGCTCCTTTCGTGTGCTCCTGCTTGGGGATGGCGGCAATTTCTCCAGCGCGTAGTAAGCTAAGAGCCTTGCCCCTAACACTATTTACTGAACGATCCAATTTGTCAGCGATTGCTTCGACAAACGCTCCGTCAGCTACCATTTGAATGAAGGTATTCTCTTCATCAACTGAGTAGGTACGAGGAGTCTCTACTTTTGGAGCTGGCTTGACATGGTCAGTCAGTTCCATAGAGAGGATTTTTCCTTGAATAGACTTCGCAGTAAATGCTCCGTTTTCAAAGTGAGACGCTATTTCAGCGTATGTGTACTCACCGCTATTGTCATTAACAAACGCGGCAAGAGTAGCTTCTTGGGCTTCAGAGAAAGCTCTGGAGCTCTTGGCAGAAGCTAGTTCTACGTCATATCCCATCTTACGCAATTTGCTAGATACGGATCGAGTAGAGGTCTCAAGTTGCTCTGCAGCTTCCGCTACAGTGCCTTGAGAAATAGGGGATTCATTCCCTACAAAGTTGGTGAGCTCTTCAGTGCGCTCATCAGTCCACTTCGGCAATGTTGCCATATTCTAATCTCCTAAAAATTCTAATAGATTGGTTACTATCGTTATGCCAGATGCTCTGGCTTTCTTTGTTTTAGCGGATTCAATTCCACTTTCATTTATTAATATATCTACATTACCTGTTAAATTAGTCTTAACATAATATCCTTTTGCTACTAGTGCGTCTGTTGCTTCTGCCTTCGTTTTAAAACTAGACAGTTTACCACTTATACATACAATTTCTGCACCCGCTTTGATTCTTGTTACCTTCTCAAACTTAAAGTCAAAAGGTAGGTGATATAGATTATCACAGAACTCTGTATCATACCAGAGCATTAAATTTTCCCTTGCTGTCGGTCCAAGACCGGCTTCTATACACTTGTCTTCGGTAAGTTCATAAATACTATTAATAACTTTAGACAATTTGTCAGTTGCTGTCTTCCCTATCAAAGGAATACTAAATGCTGGTAACAGCGTATTTAGAGGCATAGTTTTGGATAACTCAATTTGCTCCATTAAACTCTTTGCTAACTTCTCAGAGCTAAGAGCATAAGCTATCCAGTCTACATCAAGAAGATAAATCTCATGAAAGCTTCCTAAATCCAACTTCTCAACAGTTTTCGGTCCAAGACCTTTTATCTTGAGAGTTTTGGCAAAATGCTCAATTTTCTTACTTAGCTGTGCACTACAAGCCGTATTCCTACAATATAGGAGATCGACTTCCCAGACGAGCTTATGCCCGCAGGTGTGACAAACTTCTGGAGCTTTTATTGCCTGCATTTACTTCCCTCTAAAATTGAAAAACTATTATCTCAGAATTTATGTCAAAAGTCAAGAATTATTTTTCCTCAACTCGTTGGACAATACGAGGGATAATTTCACCACTTCGTATGACCTCTACCATGCACCCGATTTCTAAATTCAAACCTCGTATATATTCCATATTATGCAAGGTTGCTCTCGAAACAGTCGCTTCACCTACTACAACAGGATCGAGTATTGCTACTGGTGTAACTACACCTGATTTTCCAGTCTGCCATACAACATCAAGTAGTTTAGTTACTACTCCCTCTTGCTTTTCCTTCAAAGCAAAAGAGCCACGCGGATGGTGAGACGTTTCTCCCATCTTATGATACTCTCGATAGTTGTCTATTCTAAAGACTGTGCCGTCTTGTGGATAATCAAACATCATATCCGTCCAGACGGTTGTAAAGCCATTACTTGATAAGCACTTCATCTCTTGTGTCCAATTCTGACACGTATTCTCCTGAGCATCATAGGCTACAAAGACCAGACTTCCTTCTTTAACTCTGTCAAGAAACTCTGAGATTTCTTTAAGGTTCAATGCACCCGCTGCAAAGTTTCTTGCATTGGGAATGTCTTTATGAGCTACTACTTCTCCAGTTATCTGAAGAATACCTTTTCTTTGAATCTTAGTAGGTATTAGATGCTTGAGCTTGTCGGTGATATCTAAACCCTCCTTTCCATCTCCACGCGTAAGAGCGTGCAAGAGAGTACCTTCAACATAAACTAGAGAGACAGCAGCGCCGTCTAACTTTGCCGTAGCAATTAGTTTATCTAAATTTATATCGAGAGGAGGGTTATTGATATCGAAGCACTTCTGTAGTGACTTCATAGGGTAGATATGCTTAATACCTCGGTGAACAACATGTCCTACTGAGATATAGTCATTTTCTTCTGCTAAACGATCAAACTCCACATCAGTTATGATAGGAGTGCCCGCATAATATAAGTCACTAGCTTTATCTAGCAACTGTAATACTGCTGAGTTAGACTTTTGCATATCGGTTTCCCTATTTTTCAGATAATATTATAACAAGAAATAGGTAAAAAGTCAAGGAATTTTTTTAGGAATCGTGCTCATAAACTCGACTTATTAAGTCCCCAAAGTGTTCTTCAATCAATTCTTTAGATTCTGCTAAAGATATTATCTCTATTAAGGAACGAAACAATTCTCTGGAGTTGTTAAAATCGATTGGCATACTAACCCCTTCTCGGGTAGGTAGCCATTCTTCATGGAAATCCAAATAATACTTACGTACACTAAGATACTCAACGCCCCTAAAAGTATTGACTGATACTCGGACTTGGGTTTCTTTTTCTTCGTCATAGTGTATTAAATGCTCATATAAGGCTGGTGCTTCATGAAGTTCCATGTTAGTCTCCGTTCTTTAAAACTGAGGCTAGCGGTACAACACTCGTAATATTCTTAGGTTTTAATAAGCGATAAGAATCTGTATCCCAGCAGAAGAGTAATAAAGTCTCCTCGGATTCTTTCGCGCGATTCTTCTTGTCTTGAATATACTGAGTACTAAAGTCTAAGGTACAAACATTATACTTTAGCTTTTTAGAGTTCTCACTACGGTACGTAATGACAGCATCACCATACTCTGTTACAAGAGATGCTAGTTCTTCCTTCTTCATGAAACTCCTTAGATTAGGTAGGTAAAATCTTTTACTGTACTAATTTCAAGGTCATTTCATTAGATGTAAAAAAACAGAGGGAAGATGGGCTTCCCTCTGCGGTCGGAAACTGAGGCTAGCTCAGCAGTCCTGTAAAGTAGACAGCCGCCTTGCCCGTCAGTTTAGAAATGATTTCTTCATCTACTTCCTTCCCTGCGTCTTGGATAGCTGCGATCAAAGTTTCTTGAGCTGCTGCTTTTGAAACTCTGCTGGTACCTGAAGTGCCACCATTTTTGGCTCCTCCAGTCGCTGGTGTTTTCTTTACATAAACTCCAGCTTTGGTTAGAATCATGCGAACCCCATTAGGACTCTCACTCATCTCGTCTGCTATAGCCTTTACTATCTCCATAGATGT